TACCCAATAGATCGGAAGTCCCCAGGACAATCATTTCATTTAACATCAAAGGACATGTGGACAAAACTAAAGCAGTGATATGAAATTCTTTACTGGTGATGACTTCCGATTGAATCCCGACATGACATATGTCGTTGAGACTATCCATGGTCGCCCAGTTGTATTCGTAGATAACGTTTACAAGAATCCAGATAGGGTTGCCGAATATCTAGAGTGCTGCCCTATCCTGTCACATAAACCACAAGATCCCACCAAGGGTAATGGAAAAGATTTCTACGACGGCAGACAATGCATCACCGAAGCATATGATTCTAGGTGGTTTGAGGTGCATCAGCAGGTCGCTGCGTTGATGGGCATCTACAACTATCACTTCGATGGTGGTTGCATGTTTAACATCACTGTGTTAAAGTCTTCTCCCAAGGGTCACTGGTTTCCCCATACAGATCCTAACTGCATCAATGCTATTGTTTATCTCAACAAGTGTAACGACTATGGTCCTGGCACATCTTTCTACAACTCTTTCAACTATCATGGTAAGGGAGAGCACTATGATCCTTGGGTAACTGAAGCAGATGAATCACATTGCATTCTCGATAGATACAACTGTGGTGTCTTCTTTGAGGGTGACATCTACCACTCCATGAGACTGGTAGGTAATACCTTTGTTGATAGACCACGATTCTCCGAAGTCCATTTTCTAAATTACTGATGGGACAGTAGCTCAGCGGATAGAGCAACTGCCTTCTAAGCAGTCGGTCGTAGGTTCGATCCCTACCTGTCTCGCTTCCTGCTTAACAGCAGGACCCCAACAGAAGATACGGAGAGGAGTATGACTCTTAGGAATCGTTTTGCTAACTGCATTGATATCTTGAAGTCCGCAGTAAATGGTGAGGTTGCACTAGACACAGAGCATCCAGCATTGTTTACACAACTCTGTCGTTTTTATAGCGATAAGAGTCCTCGTCACGTCCATTTTTGGGGCGTTGATGTCGAAGAGGATTATGCTATCCTCATCGATAATATGACCACTGATTTGTTGTATGGATGATACCAAATATATTGTATACAGAGATGCGTTTCCCAAGCACGCTCAAGTGCCCTGGGATGCTATTCTAATGTATGTGAATTCAACACTGAATGATCCCACTGGCAAGTGTTATATCATTAGCGAGGGGGGTCCTCCATCCTACATGTCATATTGGAGACGAGGGAGTCCTGCTCCCCCGTCTTTTACTATGGCAAGGAAAGAATTTGAAGAGTTTGCTGGACATGAATGTGAAAACATGGATGTCTATGTCTCTTACTTTTCTCCTGCTGATACTTTCGGTAGGCATATGGATGAAGAAGATGTGTTAATCATTGGGGTAAAGGGTCGGACCTCCTATAGATTTGATTCTAACCCATGTGAAACTTGTTTATCTGACATCGTGGTCATTGGACCTGGGGATGCCTTATACATACCGAAAGGCGTGTTTCATGAGGCATCACCTAAGTCCCCCAGAGCAATCATGTCTTACCGAATTGATAGGCCATTAGATGACTGAAGAGATCACCACATACAAAGGAAAGTTTTGCACCAAAGAGTCTGACTTTATTTGGGGTGACTTCATTTCAAATGAGGCAGTGGAAGAAATTGTTAACTTCTACAGGCATCAACAATTCCTGCCTTATATTGACGGTCAACTGATGGAGGAAGGAGTTGTAAAGACTAACAAAGAGTTTAAGGACTCTCGGGATCTCCACGTCCCTTTTCAAGTTGCTGTGAAGCACTGTGAGAAGTATCTAGTGGAGTTGCAGGGAGTCCTTAACAAATACATGGACCGCTTCCCATTCTGTGAGTTATCTGACTTCAGAATTGTTGAGCCGATGAGCATTCAATGGTATCCTAAGGGAGGTGGTTTCAAACTATGGCATACTGAGAGGTCAAACTGTCTTCCTAGTAATGTCTATAGGCACCTAGTCTTTATGACTTACCTAAACGATGTGCCCGATGGTGGCACAGAGTGGTTTCATCAAGACAAGTATGTCCCTGCTCAGAAGGGATATACCGTGATATGGCCTTCCGATTGGACGCACTTTCATCGTGGTAGAGTGTCCCATAGTCAAGAGAAGATCATTATCACTGGTTGGTTTACTTTTACCTAGAGGACGATATGGATTCCCAAGACGACAAATGGAATAGGGGCTTGGACCTCTTCATCGAGTCGGTGCTCAAGCCCGACGTTGAGTTGAGGCAGTGTGCCCACAACCAAGAGTGCTACCACGAGCTGATGTATATCAGAAGTTTTGTGCTAGACTACCTGGGCACTCTGAGGCGTCAATGAAAAAACCTACTGTCCTTCTTGAGCGTTTCCCCTATCGCTACGTTGAGGTCGGCACCATTGAATTGAATGGTATGCCTGACTATCGAATCCAGAAAGTAGACTCTTACACTGGCAAGTATCGTGACATGTATCTGTGTGACAATGCCATGCAGATGGATACAGCGATGACTGACTTTGAATATACTAAGTGGTTGGACCCAGACATGGTGCCCTGCTACATTAAAGACGATGTTGTTTCTAGTAATTGATTATGTCTCAATACGCAAATGAGTATCATGATGCAGTGACTGCCTTGAAGAAGGCACTCCAGTGGGCACTCGACAACGACGAGGATGAAAATCTCCAAGGAGAATTGTGGCGTCACTATCAAGGCATGAAGTCTATCTCTAAGTCTAAGAGTCTTGTAGAGAGTTTTAACGTTGACCCTGGCATCTTTGGTGCTGCTCAACCTGTAGACTGGAATGTCTATGGTGATGGATCATACACTCCCAGGGACATCGGTGCTGATGTCATAACATTCAGTGCTTGACAAACATAAAGAAATGCTATATATTGTAACAGAAGTTTACAAAGGCATTTCCAATGACTGTTACCACAAACGAGCATGGGCAAATGAATATGTTTGCCAAAGAGCCCCCGATGGTTATCGAAGACTATCATTCTAAGGGTTTGCTGACTCCCCAAGAGGGTATCGAGCGTTACAACGGTCGTTGGGCTATGATGGGTATCATTTCTGGTTTCCTTTCGTATGCAATCACGGGTAAGTTTTTCTTCGGTATCTTCTGATGTTACTCACAGCAACGATATTGGTAGTAACCTTTATTGGTGCTGCCTTACTTACCCCTGATAAAGATGACTGAAGCACTCTTCACACTTACAAGCATTTCATTCTTTGTCCTGCTTGGTTATTCTATCGAAAAACTTTCGGAGACTTACTAACATGTTTAATGAGAAAGCAGAAAAACTGAATGGTCGTGCAGCAATGATTGGTTTCGTTGCAGCAGTTGGATCTTATCTGGCAACTGGTCAGGTCATCCCTGGACTCTGGTAATATATACTACAAGACATTCTTAAATTATGATTTCACTACCTGAAGTTGATTTCGTCTTTGTGCGTCAGAAAGACTGCAAAGACAAGGACTGTCGCTTTGAGACAGTCAATTCCCTGGACCTCTGGGGAAAGGGTCGGCATGTTATCTTTGCCCTCCCTGGTGCATTCACTCCTACCTGCACACAATTCCAACTACCCTCCTACGAAGCGTCTTATGATGCTCTCGTTGGTCAGGGCAAGTGTGATAGTGTGTCTTGCATCTCTGTCAACGATGGATTTGTAATGAATGCATGGAAGCAAGAGTTGGGAATCGAGAAAGTCCAACTCGTGCCTGATGGTAATGGCATGTTTACTGGTCTTATGAATATGCTAGTGACCAAGAATAATCTTGGTTTCGGTCTTCGCTCCTGGCGTTATGCTGCTGTGATTGAAGATGGTGTAGTCCTTAAGATCTTTGAAGAGCCTGGTAAGATTGATGACTGTGAGGATGATCCTTACGAAGTCTCTTACCCTGAGAATGTCCTGATGTATTTGGACGAGCTCAATAATGCCAACCTACAGGCTTGAATGTAACTTCGATGGGGAGTCTTGGACTCCCCTTAATAATTATCGGAATCTCTCACTTGAAAAAGCACAGTTTCTTGTGAAATTAGGTGAGTTTTTTAATGAAACTCATGCTAGACTTGCAACCCATCCTATGAGGATTGTCGAAGAAGATGATTGATGACTGGCGTTACAATGATGGCAACATGATGGCGAGACAGTTTGTACTCAATGCCTTCATTCATAACAACATGGACCTCTCTAAGAATGTCTATGAGTTTTGCCACAACTATGTGTCGGAAGGACGCTTTCAACAGCACCTTGAAGACATGAAGACTGGTGAGGCAGCAATCACTGTTGATTGGGAGAAGAAGATGCATCGGGAAGTCCTGGATGCATACAGCGACTATCTCAAGTCAGCACCAGCACCTGAGCACGTTTTGATTCCACTCGATGATCTGGCACAAGATGGTTGACAGGGGTGGGGATCCAAGGTATTATATATAAGTCAACGGGTTACGAAATGTTTCATTTCACAACACCTTTGTTACATCCCTGCCGCTTGACCGAGACTAGGCAGGGTTACCAATCCGTCTCTCATATCCCGAGGCGAGGGGTCTTGGGAAATAGTAACTCCACCATGTCCCTGATGGTCTTACTTCTAAGTACATAACAATGGCTTCATCTACACTTTCACAAAAACAGAATACATCTCAATGGGAACAGTTTTGTAATTGGGTCACTAGCACCGACAACCGCCTCTATGTGGGTTGGTTTGGTGTCCTGATGATTCCCTGCCTCCTGGCTGCTACAACCTGTTTCATCATTGCCTTCGTTGGTGCTCCCCCTGTGGACATTGACGGTATCCGTGAACCTGTCGCTGGATCACTCCTCTATGGCAACAACATCATCTCTGGGGCAGTCGTCCCCTCGTCCAACGCAATCGGACTCCACTTCTATCCCATCTGGGAAGCAGCAAGTCTCGACGAATGGCTCTACAACGGTGGACCCTTCCAACTCGTCGTCTTCCACTTCCTCATCGGTATCTATGCTTACATGGGACGCGAATGGGAACTTAGTTACCGACTAGGGATGCGCCCCTGGATCTGCGTTGCTTACAGCGCACCCGTCGCTGCTGCATCTGCTGTCTTCCTGGTTTATCCTTTCGGTCAAGGTTCTTTCTCTGATGCGATGCCTCTTGGTATCTCTGGCACCTTCAACTACATGCTTGTCTTCCAAGCAGAGCACAACATCCTGATGCACCCCTTCCACATGCTCGGCGTCGCTGGCGTCTTCGGTGGATCCCTCTTCTCTGCCATGCACGGTAGTCTGGTTACCTCTTCTCTGGTCCGTGAGACCACCGAGAATGAGTCCCAAAACTATGGTTACAAGTTTGGTCAAGAAGAAGAGACCTACAACATCGTTGCTGCTCATGGTTACTTCGGTCGCCTGATCTTCCAATACGCTTCCTTCAACAACTCCCGCTCGCTGCACTTCTTCCTGGCAGCATGGCCC